AGCAAATGACGCAGAACTCACTTCACCCGTTTATGTTCTCGATGGATCTGGGGTTCCGATTGGTTCTGTCGGCTTTACAGCGTCGGCGGGCGATTGTCCAATGACTTTCGCAACTTGTCGCGTCCCGGTGGCCTTGAACAGTCGGATGGTGTTCCGAACCGACGCTTAGGTGTTGAAAATGGCAATCAGTAAGAGAGCGAAAGCCCGCCTAAAGATAATGTCGGCGAGCGAAAAAGGGGCCGTAAGAAAGGCCACAAAACTCCTTTTTGACTGTGAATTGATGGGCCAAAAGCGTATGCAACAGATAATCAGATGGGCGGACAAGCGGTGATCGCATGGCGACCCGCGTTAATTGGCAAGGGACTATCCCGGCCGGCTCGGATGCCGATAAGATGTTTCCTTTGGGTGCTGTCCCTGAAGGCAAGCGGTTTATCTTCTCGGCGTGTTCCGCCTCGGGCGGTGATGGCTCGGAACGCTACGGGATCAATTTGGTTCCGGCCTCTCAAGCAGTTTCTGATGTGACGACTTCGACCGCATCGGGTGTGATTTCATGGCTATACCCAATCAACGGCGGGTCTACCGACGCGCAACCCCTCGCCTTGAACCTGAATAACTACCAAACCCCTCTCCCGGGGCCTCTCACGATTTGTATAGCCACCTATACAGCGAGTGCGGCGGAACTCGTCGTGAATATGCTAGGGATCCTCGAGGATCTGTGAGCTGGAATGCCTCGCTTGCCAGTTGACGGGAAGAAGGTGGTCGAGCATCGGATCACCCTCGGCACGAAAGAACGCCAACTGTTAGACACGGCAACGCTCTCCTATTCCGCGAACCGATGGTTAACGCCGATACTGGCGGCATTGGGCGATCCGGTCTTCTTGCTGTTCTTAGCCGGAATCCTGGCTATATCGATCGATAAATTACTTCCTGGAATAAATTGGAGAGATATAACGCGCGACATGACACCCGATCAAATGCACGATTGGTTGGAAACACAGAACATAGTCGGGGGCTCAATTGGGGCTATCATAGGCGGCCTTCTCACACTCCCCTTTGGTGCGCCGTGGTTCGGGGCGGGGGTGGGCTATGTGGCCGGTAATCTCGTTGTTGAAGGCGGCGAATGGGTGGTTGAAGAAACTGGGGAAGTCCTTGGATCGGCGGCGGCGGCAAACCCCACACTGTTCACCTTCACCTTGATTCAGATAATGAACACGATGAACACGCTCGGACTCAGCCAAACAACCAACGGATCAACGAACGGCGGCGGCGGCGGGACATTTTAGCCGGTTTCGCATTTCCCTTGAACTCAAGACCTTCAAGGTCGAAAAGTGGGGGGTTGATGCGTTCCGCTTCTGCTTGAATCCACGCATGATTGTTGAAATGTTCTGATTCACGGAACACTTGAACTTTGTATTTCTCCCCGACGGAATACCAACCGGCGAAGTCGGCGTGTTCCGGGTCTGAGTAGCGCGCGCTCGTTCCGGGGTGATCTCCGGGCAAGTTTGAATCGTTGTGAATCCGGGTTTCCCATCGTGACGGGCCTCTTGTGTATTCCGTCCACGCTTCACGCTCCGGTTCTCCTACGGGCCAACACTTGATGCACCGATTAGACAAGAAGGGACGGCATAGGCGATCAGCGGGGAAGTGCTTGCCCTCCTGGATGTCTCGTCGGCAATTCATCGCGCCGCCAGTCTGAGCGTGATACCGAATAAGGCACTCTCGGACAAATGCCGAGAAGTTTCCCCCGTTCGATGAAATCATTGAAGCGATCTTTTCCGTAGTTTCATCAAGAGAAATAGACTTGATTCGGGAAGTCATTCAACCACCTTCTGAAGTGAATGCGTTATTCCTTTTCTCATGATGTAGCATTGTTCATTTTGAATACCGGCGATCTGTTCAAACGATTCACAAATGAACAGAACCTTGCAGAATCTGCAAGTTAATTTCATTCGTAACCCCTCCTTTTCAGGACTTCATCGGATAATTCAGAAGGCGAGAGCATAGCAAGCGTTCGGAGTTGGATGATGACTTCGGCTTGGACCCTCTCATAACGGCGAAGTGCCGGCCCGGTTTGTTTTCCTGGGATTACATGATGCCGGATCTGTCCGGCCAAATCCGAGTGTTTGTATTCTTCAAGGTATGTCGCCAAATATGCGAATATTTCTTTCTTCATTCTTCTCTTATCCATTTTCAAAAGTCCTCCATTGTTAGTTGGGAAGCGGATTCTAAGATGGCACTGGATAACTCAAAGGGGATAGCAGAACGCTGAATTGAGCCGGTCATATTGATTGATTTCTTGCTTGGGGTCCATTCCGGCACCGGCACAATAGCTGGAAGGTTAGACCAAAGCCAGTAAGGTCCGATATGATAGGTTGGAGGTCCGAAAATAGGCGTTAGATATGGAATGGCCCCCCTCACATTTTCAATGCAATAATAGCGCGGTTTTAGTTTGTTGATGATCTCTTGAGTTTTGAGAGCCTCGGTCATATCGGGTTGGAAATTGGTTGGAAGTTTGGCCCGCGTCCAAGGCTGATCTAATCTTGAAAACTCGGTGCAAGGGAAGGAGGCCCAAATCAATTCAATTTGTTCATCACTGTCTAAACTGTTTTCATAAAAATGGTGAGCGTATGAAACATCGGCTATTTTCGTTTCTGGAACATCTTGAAACATCAAATCTTTCTCTATTCTGATGACGCGCCACCGTGGATCTATGCGGAACGCTTCAGATGCTCCGCCGGTGGCCGAGTAAAGGTCAAGCATTATTTTTTGAGTGATTTTTTTACTCAAAGAACCAACTCCCTTCGCTTTTTACAATGAAGACATTCTTCTTCAGGAATATGCGCGTATCGCATGAGAGTTAATCGACCATCACCGTTCACAATATCCGCAAGGGAATGATCCGATTCCAACCATAGAACGGCTTTACATTCGGGATTTCGGCAACGCATCGTCGCATAGCCTCGCTTTTTCATATCGGCGGCGAACAGATCCAAGATTGAGCGGATGCCGGGGCGGGGGGGCGGGGGTGGGGCCATGATGCTCCATAGGCCGTTTTACCTTTAATAATTGCATAAAAGAACCCTCTTTTATTGAATTATTAGTAGTAGTATAGTATAGATAGACAGATCTCTCTCTCTCTCTCTCTCTCTCTCTCTCTCTCACCGGGCTCAAACAATCGTTTAAGGACGGGTTCGCGCTCGGTTCACGCATGGATTGGGTGACTATATGTGTTGGATTGGTCGTTTTTCACATTTGTTTGTCGCTTTGGCTGTTTAGACAGATCGTTTTCACCCTTCATTCAATCATGGGAGAGCTGGATGCGAACATCGGCACAGCGATTCAAAAATTGATTGAGGGCGGGCTTGGGGAAATGGAACCGATCAATCCAATTCAACAAGCGATCGCTCAAATGCTGATGAAAAATGTTCAACAACCCACCATTGAAGCGGTAATCCAGGACCGCGGTTTAGATGGTAAGTTTGCGCAACAATAAATAACAACGAACTTCGGCATTGATGCCCGATGGCGCGTAAGAAGAAACGGTCGTATCGCCGCAAGTCCTTTTCGATCCTCAATGGATTAGAGGCACTCGTCTATGCGAGCATCATAACAGAAGGCACAGCCGGGTCATCCGTTTGGGAGTTTATCACCGGAAAAGCGGACCTAACTGGCGGCACTCCTTTCTTCACATCATACAAGTTGCAGTTTTCCGAGAATGGCTCCGGCGGCGGCAACGGCGAATTAGAAGGCGCGGGGTCAATTTCGATCAGCGACATAGCAACCAACCCATCAACCGCGCTCGCAGTGATGGCCGCAAACTTCCAGGCAAATCTACTCCCGATGGCGATCGCAGGTTTCACCACTTCGATCGGATTTAGGATCGGAAAGCGTTTGCTCAGAACGCCAATATCTTCAGTAAATCGCAACATTTTGAAGCCGGCACTTGGAGCCGGCATAAGGCTGTGAAATTATGGCGAATGTGAATTGTTACGGGTCCGTTGTTTCTTCAACCGGCTCAATTGTCCCACTTGCCAACTCAGCAACCACCGAGGCAACTCAGGACGAGATCAGGACTTCGGCGGATTTCGTCGGATCGGTGCAGGTTTTCGGAACTTTCGCCACGCAACAGCATGGTAACTTCGTCGCTTCTCGCGCTGGCCTTCAGTGTGAAAATGACTTCATTTATTCATTTGTGATGAGTGCCGGAAAAATAAAACTCGCTCTCCCAATCGGCGGCGGTGCAGGGACTTCCGGCGGGAACTGTGGACTTCCGGCCCAGCTGCCATATCCTAAGATGATCGCAAGCGGCGACAGTGTTCAAGCATTAGTCAATGCGGCGGCAACAAGAACCGCCGCCGTTTCTGTCGCTTGTTCCAATGGTGAATATCATATTTTCACGGTGACAGTATCGGGGTCGGGAGAACAGGAATTAGTTTCGGTTCTCGACGGCACTTCTTCTCTCGGACTCACACTCCAGGGTCGGGTTATCACGCATTGGTTCGCCACACCCGGAGCAAATGACGCAGAACTCACTTCACCCGTTTATGTTCTCGATGGATCTGGGGTTCCGATTGGTTCTGTCGGCTTTACAGCGTCGGCGGGCGATTGTCCAATGACTTTCGCAACTTGTCGCGTCCCGGTGGCCTTGAACAGTCG